GTCGAATCGTTTGCAATCAATAGCATGCCAACACGGTTCCTTCAAATTATTGGAAAAAGCGTTTGACTCTCGAACTACGCGTTGTGGTATGGTTGTGAAGAGAAGTCCTATATCCTCAGAAGACATACCAGATGTATACACGTAGTCAGAATCAACGCCGTAACACGACATCATAGTTTTACCATATGAATGCGTGAACGGTCCTGTCGCGACTTTAACCGCTAAAGACCCACCTTGAATAAGTCTTGGAACACGATTGGGCTTTACAATGTGGGTGCCAACTATCGCAACATGTTTTTCAACTTTAACAAATGCTTTGATAACTAGCGCTTTACGGTCAATTACGTAGTTGCTTGGATGCCTCTGAACAAGACCCTTAGACAAACTTGGCACTTTTGACTCCCATTTACTCTGGTCAGGACAAACCACATTGGGCATTGACCTAGAGATGGACCATGATTTAGCCCACTGAGCGTTAGTGCCGGTACTAACTGTCGCCACCCGAGATAAGATGGCACGTCTTTCGTTGCACACACAACTAGAAAACTTCCGGACAATAACAGAATCCACTGACAATGCAGAGTAGTAAATGGAAGGTTTCCTTTCACAACACGGCATGCGACTGTTAAGCCCGTAGTTCCCAGGTAATGTCAACTTGTTCTTTTCATGAACAATGTCGTCATTCTTGGGACCGAGTGCATCGACACACTCATCGTACTCTTGGTCCACCAGGCAACTTAAATTAATGTCTTCAGGGACAGAGTCCAACATTAATTCATATTGACGTTGCGCGGCGAAATTCCAAGCAAAATGTAATAAGATTCCAACAGGCAGAGAACATTTAGAAGTTACGTAGTGCATGGCTGCCGTAGGCAAGTACCAAGCAGTACGGTCCCTTAATGTTTCTGCACCAACAATCGCTATAGTAGCGAAAGGATGGGCTCTCTTTAGCAGTTCCTCGGCTGCAACACCTAAGAACTCAGCAGGTTTCGAGAAATATGGACCGAGA